GGGCGCGCGCCGACGGTGTGGGCGGCGCCGAGGTGTTCCCCGCCTTCGAGGCCCCCGAAGCCCAGGAGGATAAGACGGTCATCCGGCGCATGGCCGAGTTCCTGGAGCGCGACGACCGCGCCTTCACCACCTCCAGCGAGCGGCTGTCCGCCCTGAACTGGGACCTCGACCTCCAGGGCTACTGCGCGTTCGAGATCGGACGCGACTCGGCCAAGACGCCGGTGGCGTGGTACCACGTGCCCGCGGCCACCCTGCGCAAACGGCTGGGGGACGGCGTCTGGGAGCAGCTCGACTACCTGAACCGGGTCGTGCAGACCTTCGGCGAGTACGCCCGCGGGGGGCGCAAGGACGGCCTGCCCGAGCTGATGGTCATCCGCACCTACGACCCCTGCGCCCTCTACCTGGGGCGGCCGGTCACGGCGCCGCTCATGGCCACGCTGGACCGGATCTCGGCCCAGGACGCGGCGAACGTCAAGCTATTGCGGAAAGGCGGCATGGTCCCCCTGCTCCTGACGCTCCGGGAAGAGCTGGGGGACGAGGACTACCAGCGCCTGACGGAGTGGTTCCGCCAACAGGAGGACGGGGAGGACGGAAACCTCGTCGGCGTCCTCGACGGCGTGGGCGAGGGGGCGGACCTGAAGAAGCTGGTGGAGGGCGTCGAGGACATGGCCCACACCGAGGCCGAGCGACTCATGATGCAGCGCGTGCTCGCCGTGCTCAAGGTGCCGCCCACGAAGGTCAGCCAGTCGGCCGCGAACTACGCCACGGCCTACCAGGAGGACCAGACCTTCAAGTTCGGCGTGATCCAGCCCCGCCTGCGCATCCTGCTGAAGCGGCTGAGCGTGGTGGCCCAGGAGATCACGGGGAGCGCGGCCTACTACTACACCTTCCGCCAGCAGAGCCTGGAGGACTTCCTCCAGCTCGCGCAGGGGCTCGAGATCCTCATGCGCAACGCCGTCTTCACGATCAACCAGGTGCTGGCGCGCCTCGGCCAGTCGGGCATCGGCCCGGACGGGGACGTCCACATCGCCTTCACGAACCAGGGGCCGGTCAAGCTCGAGGACCTGGCCGCCGGGAACATGCCGGCGACGCCGGGGCGCCTCGTGGACAGCCTGCTCTCCCTGCGACGAGCCATCGAGGAGGCCCAGCGTGTGCAGGACGTGCAGCCCGCCCCCGCGCATGCGAAGGAGTGAGCTGGAGGAGGTCCACCGCCGGGTGGAGCAGGCGCTCGCCTGGCTGGGGGTCATCCCCGCCGGGCAGGGCCGCGCCAAGGGCGGAGCGCCCCGGCACCTGGTGCGGTCGCTCTCGGCCGACCTGGACGCCCTGTGGGAGACGCTGGCCCGGGACATCGAACAGAGCCTCCACGAAAAGGACGGCAAGGCCGCCGTCGACGACGCCGCCCTTCAATCGGCGCTGGTCGCCTTCCAATCGGAGTTCGAGCAGGCCCTGACGGCCACCATCGAGGAGGCGGTCAAGGCGGGGATCGCCCACGCCGCCGACCAGCTCGGGCAGGACGTGAGCTTCTCGCCGGTGGACACGGGAATCCTCGAGGCGCTGCAGGGCCAGGCCATTAACCTGTGCGAGAGCACCGCGGCGAAGATCCGGGGGGACGTGAAGCACCAGCTCTACGAGTGCGTGCGCCTGGGCGAGAACCTGGCCCAGGCCATCGAGCGCCTGCAGTCGATCTCTAGCCTGACCACCTACGAGGCCGAGCGCATCGCCCGGACGGAGCTGGCCAAGGCCGCGAATGCCGGGCGCCTCATGGGCTACAAAGGCCGCGCCTCGCACGTGGTGTGGGTGCTCGGGCCGACCTACCGCGGCGGGTGCGAGTGCGCCGAGTTCGCGGGCACCTACGCCCTCGAGGAGGCTGCCGGGGTCCCCATGCCCCTCCACCCCAACTGCGACTGCTACTGGAGGCCCGCCACCGAAGACGAGGCCGCCGCCTAAAGTTTCTTTGCATTCCTCTTACTTGTGCTGGGAATCCCCCTGGAAAAGGTGCAAGCCTCATACAGGAGGCGTGTATCCATGGAGAAGAGGAGCCGCGGCGACCTGCTGAAACCGTCCCGGCGCTTCCTGCCCATCGCGAACTGGCGGCAGGACGGCTCGGCGATCATGGTTTACGGCTACCTCACCACGGAGGCCGTGGACAGCTACGGCACCGTGTTCTCCCTGGACGCCACGCGCGACGCGCTCGTCGAATACGAGAAATGGCGGACGCTTAGAGCCATGCACCAGCCGATCGCGGCGGGGACGGTCCCGGTCCTCGAGCTGGACGACGTGGGCCTCTGGATCGGCGCCCGCGTCGTCGACGAGGCCGAGCAGCGCAAAGTCACCGAGGGCGTCTACAAGGGCTTCTCCATCGGCTTCGACCCGCGCGACGGGCGGTACGAGCTGCGCGGAGGGGCCGAGGTCTTCGTCTTCACCGCCTACGACCTGATCGAGTCGAGCCTGGTCGACCGCAACTCCAACCCCGAGACGGTGTTTACGCTCTGGACGCGGCGAGATGCGCCGTTCCTCCTCGCCGAGAAGACGGCGGGCTGGACGTTCGACTGGAAGAACGACGCCGACGCGATCCTCGCGAAGGGCGGGCAGTCCCTGCTCGCCGATGCGGTCGCCTGGTACGACCAGAGCGCCGCGGACGACGACGGCGACGGGTACCCGGACGCCAAGAGCGCCTACAAGCTCCCCGTGGCCAAGCTGGCCGCCGCCGGCGACGAGAGGCTCACCCTGTACTACTACGGCGTGGCCGCCGCCATGGCGGCCCTCAACGGCGCGCGCAAGGGCGTGGCCATCCCCTACGACGAACGCGAGGCGGTCTACAAGCGGCTGGCTTCCTACTACCGCCTCTTCGACGAGACCCCGCCCGAGTTCCAGCGCCGGGCACAGGAGGACACCATGGACGAGAGGCAGATCGAGCAGGCGGTGGAAAAGGCCGCCCACGGCTTCTTCTCCCGGCTCTTCGGGCGCAAGGCGGCCGACGGGCGGGAAGAGGCGCCGAAGGTGAAGGTGAAGGCGGCGAGCCTGGAGGCCGCGGCGGGCCTGCGGGCCGAGCTGGCCGCCCTGGGCGAGCCGGCGAAGCCGGCCGTCGAGTCCCTCGACGCCGCGCTGGGCCGGCTGGAGGCCGAGGCCGCGGAGCCCCCGGCCGAGAAGCCCCCGGCGGATCCCTCCGCCGAAAACTCCCTGGAGACCCGCCTCCAGGCGCTCGAGACGCAGAACAGGGCCCTGAGAGAGGGCCTCGACCAGGCCCTGGCCGCCCGGAAGAGCCAGGAGACGGTGGACGGCGGGAAGCCGTTCAAGTCTCGCTACAACGGCGCCTTCTTCCACTGAGCGCCAGGGAGGACACCATGGACGAGCTGCAGACCCGAGTCGAGAAGATCCTGGACGCCTACTTCAAGCGCTCCTCGATCGACCTCTCCACCGGCGGCAACGTCGAGGCGGAGGCATTCGCGGAGTTCATGAGGACCACGGGCAGCGAGGGCACGCCCCTCCTGGCCAGCATCCAGCGCGCCGGCGGGTTCCTGATCCGCAACGGCGACCCCATCAAGATCCCCACCCTGGGCCTGGCGAGCCGCCAGCTCCAGAAGGCCACCAAGGGCACGGAGCCCGGTTCCGTCGCGGCGTTCACCACGGGCGAGGCCTCGATCTCCACGACCGAGGTGATCTACCCCGTCGACCTGGACTACCAGGACTTCGAGGACGCCATCGGGCGGATGCCCGGCGAGCTGGGCCAGGAGGGGCAGAACGCCTACCTGGACCAGGTGACGGGCGATCTGATCATGGCGGCCATCGGGAGGGACCTCCAGGACCTCGTGCTCAACGGCGACACCGCGTCGGCGACAGTCTTCCTCAAGACCTTCGACGGGATGCTGAAGCTCATCGCGGCCTCGGGCACCACCTACACCCCCGGCGTGGCGCAGACCATCAAGGAGTTCCTCAACGGCCTGTACGCCACCGCGGCCGCCAACCTCAAGGCCCAGAAGGGCCAGCTGGCCATCTGGCTCGGCTCGGTGGACTTCGCCAGCCTGTGGGACCTCTACGACCAGCGCAACACGGCGCTGGGCGACGCGGCCCTCACGCTGGACCAGGAGGGCGGGCTCCGCTACCACGGCGTGCCCGTCTACGAGTGCGACCACCTGCCCGACTACAAGGCGCTTTTGGCGAAGAACAACTTCGCCTTCCTCGGCTTCCGCCGGGTGTGGAGCGTCGAGAAGCAGCGCCAGCCGCGCAAGCGCATGGTGGAGGTCACGGTGACGGCCCGCGTCGGCCACGCCGAGGTCCTCGACTACGTGGTGCTCGGCACGCACACCCCGTAAGACTCTCTCTTCCCGGGCTGGGGGGCTCCGGCCCCCCGCCCCCCTCTAGGAGGTTGCCCCATGGCAGGAACGAAGAAGGCGAAGGCCGACACCGTGACGATCCGGCTGAAGGCCAAGGGCGAACGCAGCTACGTCACGGGCGACGTCCTGGTCCACAAGGGCGGCACGGTGGACGTGGACAAAGACACGGCCGCCGCGGCGGTCAAGGGCGGCCGCTGGAGCTACGTGGCGGACGACGCGCCCGAGGGCGCCGACGCCCCGGAACCCAATGGGGGAGAGGGCTCCGAGGGCGTTCAGCCCTCTGACGCGCGGGAAGGCCCCGTAACGCGCCGCGGGGCCCTTCCGGCGGGTAGGGGCTAGACGGGCCCCGCTTCGGGGAAATTAATCGGGCGCTAATCGGGAGTAATCACCACCCGGGAGGAGGTCGCGGACATGAGCTACGGATCCCTGGACCAACTCAAGGCCCGGCTCACCCGCGACGGCGTCTCCCCCCTTCCCGCCGACGAGGACCTCCAGGGCTACCTGAACGACGCCGACGACGTCATCGACGGCTACTGCCGCCGCGACCTCGGGGACCATCCCGGCGCGACGGTGGAGGCCGAGGGCAAGGGCATGCGCACCCTGCTCCTCCCCGTCTCGCCGCTGCGCTCCGTGGCCGCGGTGGACGTGGACGGCGTGGCCCTGGCCGCCGACGAGCTGGCGGACCTCGAGGTGCTGAGCTACGGGGTAATCCGGGGCTATTTCTTCCCCCGCGGCTCGGTGGTTACCCTCATCTGCGACTGGGGCTACCAGGAGCCGCCGGCCAAGGTGGCCAAGGCGGCGGTGATCCTCGCCTCGCGGCTCATCCGCCACGGCAAGACCCGCGAGAAGCTCGCGCAGGGCCTGCGGTCGCAGAGCGTCGAGGGCGTGAGCTTCTCGGCCGACCCGCTCGAGATCGACCGCGACGTAGCCCAGTTGCTCGCGCCCTACGTGCGCAAGAGGGCCGCCCGATGACCGACTTCGCCGCCGACGTCTGCACCGACCAGGCCACCCTGCGGGCGCGCACCCAGACCGGGACCAACGGCCTGGGCGAGCCCACCTTCGCCAACGTGGACAC